TGCAGTAGTTAGAGTGTGAATTACAGCATTTTGTAACTCATAACCCTGCATGTCAATGTTTAACGTCTCTAAATGAGACAAATACTTAAGAGCCATAATTGTTATTTATTTAATTGTTTTTGTTTTTGTTGCTTATTAGTTTAAGTATGCACTTCCAGCAACAGGAATTGCAAACTGTATTGTTACTGTATTATTATCCGTATAGTCTATTTCACCCATAATATCATTCTTCAATAAGTCTTCAATTCTAACAGAAGGTTTCTTATTGAGGTTATGAATAATTGTCCAAGTTGTACTTGCAATAGATTGATCATGTACATAGTTAAGATCTTTTTCATCTTCTAGTGCAGCAGTTTCAAGAATTTCAATTCTTTTAATTAATGCATCTATATCAGCACTTGTCCATGACGTTACACCAGTCTCTGTTGGAGTCTGACAAACAATTATACTTTGTGTTGTTGTTTTCAAATCTTCACTTGGAGTTGCAACTTGAAGTGTTAAGTCATCCCAATCACAAAGCCACTTCTTAATAGAAGCTGCTTCCATATCAACAAGACAACACGGATCCATTCCATATCTTAAAGACATGAAGTTTTTATATACAGCAGTAGCAAACTTCTTCTCTGTTTCAATCTTCTTAATTAAGGTACTATCCATTTTATTTTTTTGTTGCTTGTAGCAGGGCTTCATATTCTCCTAAACATGTCTTATGGACAATTGAGCCATCTGAAGCTTGTGTTTTTTGACAACCACAGCTAAAAGTTTTTTTACATTTTTTACAAGTCATAATGTTGGTTTATTTAAAGTTTAACATCCTACAGTTTTACAAGATATCTTTTGAAGTCTTTTCTTTGCATAGTTATACAAAGCCATTCCTTCTTTAGGACTATTACAGTATTCAACCTTTGCAACTGCAGCGTCAATTACTGTCCTAATATATTTCATCTCATCAATAAGATCTTTTCTTTCACTATGAGGTTCACAATCATTTACATCAATGTGACACAATGTGTTGTAATAAGAAGTTAAAAGACTAGTTATTCTTAAATGATTGTACTCCACATAAACTTTACTTACAGGTGCAACGCTGTATTTAATAATATAGATTCCATCTGCTAGTGCTGTTCTCATAGTACCACAGTGTTCTGTCTGCGTACCTAGCAAACAACCATTAAGGTTAAGATCAAAATCAGGATCTACCTTTATAAGAACAGGGACATTATATCCAGGTGAAGTAATTAATAGTTCACCACAATCTATATCAAGCTTATCTGTGTACTGACTAGTATCTTTTATACTAAGTATTTCACAGTTAGCCACTGTGGGAACCTCCAAACTTAATATATGCTTATCAGCCATGATAATTTTTTTTATATAAATAGTATACTACATAGATAATATACAAAAAAAAGATCATAATTAGAAATAAAAAAGGTGAGAGATTTCTCCCTCACCCTGATTATAAATTAATTATTGATCTAATTATTGTTGATCAATAGCCGTTTCTCTTACCATTGGATTGCCAGAAGCATTAGCAGCAGCAACCAAGATATCCAACAACGCTTCAATTTCACCTTGTGTAGCAGCATCATCACACTTCACAAAGATTTCATAAACGTACTGCTCATTGTCAAATACGCTAGTTGCATTGTTCAGTCTAGGAACACTGTGTTGTACATAGTAAGTCTTGTATAAAGCACTGCGGTCAATAGCACCAATTACTTCCTCAGAACCTTCAATCTCACGCATGCGTACAGAATCAACGTTACCTTGGTGGAAAGGAGCTTGTCCGTAAGACTCAGTCAACAAAAGTTTTCTAAGTACAGTTTCACCAATAGTTTGCTGCATAGTACCAGGAGTGCTAGATGCTACACCACAGTCGCTGCAAGAATCACCAGTTTCATCCAACAAAGAAGCTACCAATTGGACAGGCTCTTTACCGTAGTGATCACGGCTGTCAAAAGAACAGTCACCAAACTTAGTATCTACATAAGCACCTTCAAAGGTAACCTCAGCAGTTACTGCATCAGCAACAGGATCAACAGAAGGAGAGTAAGTACCATCAAGAACTTGTGCAATAGTGTAAGTAGTAGCAACACCACTAACAGTTACAACCATACCACCACCAGTTTTCTCTTTAACGAAAGGCTCAAGAATAGGATCAGAGATCAACATATGAGCAGCTCTTGCAAGTGCAACAGCAGGATCCAAAAACTCTTGACCATCAGCACAACAAAGTGAAGATTGCTCGTAAGGAACACCGTCAGCATCCATTGCTACGTGAGCAGAATCACCAATAGCGTAAGCATTGTGATTTAAGAAACGCAACGCAGGGGCACCTTTAACATCCAAACGCAACATAAAGATTTCACCACAAGGGCTACACTTAGAACCAACTGCAATAGAAGCAGTGGCAGCAGTAGCCTCAATACAAGAAGATTCCCATACTCTAGTCAAGTATCTAGGATTGATTCCTTTTGATTTTACTGATTCTGCGTAACCACCGTGGAATTTATTTCCACCTACAGTGTCACTACTGTGCAAAGAACCTTGCACTAAATAAGCCATACCAGGGGTAGGGAAAGCACCGGCTGCGTGAGCCGTCCAGTCTGAACCATCAACCAAAGCAAATTGACCAGCAGCCAAATCAGAAGTCTTAGTTCCATTAGCAGCAGAAGCGTCTGTTGCTAAAAAGCTTTTGTAAAAAGCATGATTAAAATAAGCCATTTTTAAAAAAATTAATGTTTAACAAATAAATATTTGTGCGTCATGCACACATATAATATACAAAAATTTGTGAAAAATAACAACTAGCTAAGAAATAATAATTTGTACTTAGCTGAGTTTATCTGATCTTTAATAAGATCAAGGTTATTTACCACCTCTGTATGAGGCATTACTTTCTGCAAATCATCAATTTGCATAGACAATGTTCTCATATATTCTACAGCACCTTCAATACTCATAAGTCTTGCTGGTGCTTTATCTGGATAGTTTAATATAACTTCACAAGCACCCTGATATCCTTCAGCAATTGTATCTGCCAAATCAGGCAGTGAATCATAGATTTCATTTAATGCAATGTGTTGTGCATATGAACCATCCCCAGTTACAGATAAATGTAACTTGTGAAAACTAGTTGCAGCGTTCATTATTTCAACAACTAACTCTGCAGTCATACCATCAACTTCTTTCATCTCAGAAGATCTTTCCATTGTTGATGTTTTTATTGTTGGTCTAGATAAACCTTTAGAAGGCTGTGTCTTTAAAGATCTTCTGTATTCCATTAGTTATTTCTTTCTGCTGATTGCTGATTGGTTTGGTACTGATTGAAGTTCTCAATATCACCTGCAATTAATGATGCAGCCTCATCTAGAAGAACCTCAACAATATCATCTTTAAATTCACATGTTACATCTACAAGTGTTTGAGCACCCGTATAAGGGTTTTGACAACCTGCTATTTCTATATTAACAGGTTGTCTATAATAAGTTAAAACCACATCTGTAATATCAAACTCTCTTCTATAAACTCTTACATTGTTACCTAACCATGTGCAGAATGTCTCACCCCACTCATAGTCAGGTCTTTTAAGAGGATCTCTCATAATTAAATTGACGTTTGCTTCTTCTGATAAATACACAGTCATTGATCTTGGATCTGGACAACACTCACTAGTAGCGTATGCAGTAACCCTTTTGTATTCCATGTAATTGGCAGGAATACTAGATGACTCAAAATAGTTATCTTGCTGTGAACCAGGTAAATTGGTTTCTTCTAAAAGAATCTGTAAATCATCAATTCTTCTTTTAGACATCTCATCACCCTCACGGTATAAGTTATTACCATGCAGTTGACGTCTTACCCATTCAACCTGAGCTTTATTAAAAGCCTCTACAATTTGCCAGCACTCAATATTATCATAGTCATTGCTTGCAAGCTTGTTAAGCCTTTGCTTTAATTTAATTTGTAGAGTTTGATTATTCATTATCTAATGTGTTATGCGTTCCAATAGGGTTCAACCTTGGACATCAAACTCATTAGAGTGTCTTCATTAGCTGGATCTTTAAGATACTCAATTGCTTCATTAGGTCTCTTGCCTAATTTTTCTGAGCTATCTACAGTCTCAATCCATCCTGAAGATTTTGGTACAAGGAATCTGTAAAATAAAGCATCTTTAACAAGAGCTCTTACTTTTAGATTTTCCATAGAATCTGCTGCTGCGTCAATAAATGACTGAGCTGCTCTTTTCTTATTAGATTCTGTACCCTCACCATTAATGAACATGTCCATGTTTTCATACATAATATCATTGGGAGTTGATTTAGTATACTGAACACTATCAACGTCAACAGCTTTAGCTACATACATAAGCTTAGTAGTATCTCCGTCATATAGTTTCTGTAACTCAACCAATGCTTTATTTTTTAGTTTAGTGTATTGTGTTCTTTCACTGATGGTTTCTTCAAGCTGATCTAAATAAAATTTAGGAGGATTAGCTGATTTCTTTGCATCCTTAAGTGATCTAGCCACAATAGAAAAGCCCCCTGCATTAATAGCATAGATTTTAATTAAATCATATGGATCTTTTTCAGGATCCAAGAAAACAGGATCATTGCCACATCTTAAGCTAATACGTGACCAGAACTTATCATTATCTGGCTTTAATAATGTTACTTTATTCCAAAAGTCTTTGTCTTCTGGATCAATAACATTAGCCGCAAGTTCAGCTTCAAGTTGTGCAACAACTGATCTGATTTCTTTTATTTTAACTTCACGTTCTCCAGGTGACAATCTTTTTACATCAGGAGCAAACTCATTCAATCCTGTTACATATCTTTTAACACCGTTTAACTCTAAACAGGCTAAAGATTCTTCATGCCACACTCCTTCATGAAGTGCCATTCCATAATTCTCTAATCCCATGTTTTGTTTACTAGGATCAAAGAAAGGGCGTATAGCAATAACTTGACTTTTGTTTTGCTGATACTTTTCTACAATAGTGTAATCACTCATCTTTCAATTGGTTTTTTAGATTAATAATACTTGTTTTTCAACTCAAATATAGCCAATTGGCCATACTTATTATTAATATTTCTAATGCCAGGGGTTAACCTGGCAAAAGTTATTTGAGTTATAAAACTACTTTAAAATTAAGGAGCTTGTTCAAGAGCTGCAATTCTTTGTTCTAAAGCATTAATATATTTAACTAGTTCATTTAAGTGAGCAAATTTGGCTAAGCCATGCTCTGATCTTGACGCTTTGTCAAGAACCTCATCACGGTTTTTTTGTTTGAATTTATCAAGGGCCATGGTATTTTAATTTAAAAAAAAGGGAGGAGGTTTTACCCACCTCCCCTTTTGGTTATTAATATCTGTTATTAGAATGAACCACCAGTTACAGGGTTTCTCATAACAATTTTCAACACTTTGGTAGGATCTTTCACCCATACTGCTGGCATGGTTTGAGTCATGTAAACTCTGTAACCATTAAAGTTACCAGAAGAAGCAAAGCCTTGAGTACGTCCCATGTAGTCCATAGTACCGTTTTGGTAGAACCACTTCAATTGGTTATCCCAAGACAACTTCAACAAGTGAATGTTATCGTTACCATTTTCAGTCACGTCAAAGATGATGAAGCTGTAAGAGCTCAAAGGACGTCCATCAATCAATGGATTCTCAACATCATTAGTGTGAAGGTTATCAAATGCAGGGTTCAATACAAACTTAACATTTGCCAAGAAAGGAATAGTGAAGCTGGTGTAAGCAAAACCGAAGTCAAGATCCATACCACTACCTTTAACAGCACCAATGTCAGATGCATTCTGAACCAAACCAGAACCATATACTTCATCAGCAATAGCCTTGTTGATCAACTGCATACCACCGATACCAGTTTGAACAACCAAAGAACGCTGTGGGTCTGGTCCTTTAAATTCTACTTTACCTTGGTAGAAGTTGTACAATTCAGACTTGAACATATCAAGAGTGAAAGAAGACTTGTTGTATACTCTCTTGAATGAGTTATCCAATTGAGACCACAAACCTACAGACAATCTGATATCATCCGGTCCGTCTTGCTTAATTCTACCACCTTTACCCCACATAAGGTAAGTTTCAATGTCATTAGCAATTTTGCTAAGGTGAGCTGCTTCCATATTAGTAACGAAAGTTCTGCTCAATCTACCTTCTTCAAATGCTTGACGTGCACCAGCTTTACCCATGCTAGCTACCAATTCTTCAATAGAAGATACTGAAGGATTACCGCTTTCATCAAAGTTTCTCCAGATTTCCGTTACAGGCACAGTACCATCAGCATTCAAACCACCTTTGATCATAAGATCAGCGCGGCTAGATACAGAGTAGTGTACGTGTGCTTCAGCTCCACCAACAAAGTTGTAGAACTCACGGAATCCAGAACCAGTTTCAATGTCAGAGAATCTCTCACCGTATTCACCGCGTGCAGAACCTTTTCTGAAGTACTTAGTTCCAGCAGCCAAGTAAGAGTTATCTAAAGAAACAGCACTGTTGTTGTTTACCAACTGAACAGTGTAAATGAATCCGTCACCAGCAGGAATAATATCATCAGCAGTGATGTACATTTCCAAACCATTGTACTTATCATAAGTAATGATATCACCATGACCAAAAGCTCTTTTAGAAAGCTTGATCTTGAAGGTAGTACCATCAACACCTTTTGCGTCATTTGCTGGCTCAATGTCAGCTACAACAAAAGGTAAATCTTGAGCGATAGGAGTTTGCCATTTATACTCACCACGTGCGTTGTCTACTAAGATTGTATTCTTTCCACCAAAAGAAGCCATTTGATACAAAGGCATTTCTACCTTCTGGGTCATAGCCCAAAGATCAACTGGTCCCATATCCATAGGCTCAGCAGAACCAAGCATCTGGGTAAGGTGATAAGAATCAACATGAGAACTTGCTTTGTAGCTAGTATCTCTTAGGAAAATTCCATTGTTTAAAACAGGAGTTGCCATAATTGATTGTTATTAATTGATTATTATTTGTGTTTTAGTTAAAACCTTTTAAATATGTTATTGCTTCTAGGAATCTTTCTTTTTGAAGAGCTGCGTGTTTTAGTATCTTCTTCACGTTGCTCTACTCCAAGAGAGGAACCACCAGCATTTGCTTGTTCAGTCTTAAGCTTTCTTACCGTTTTCTCTACACTCTTTTGTGCTCCTTTCTCCATGATCTTGGATTTGTATCCATCAGGATCAGATAACAACCACAGTGCTTCTGAAATTAGTGTATAGTTTGGTTCAACAAACTGATACTTTTCAAGCAAGTGACCTAACAAGTTTGTATTTCTACCACTTACAGAAGGATAGTTTGGTTGAACTAAACCATTGTATAGCATAGACTGAGTCTTTCTATCAACTTTAATGTCACCCAAAGCACCATCTTTAAGCGTGTTATATACGTTCTCCATGTATTGTTGAGAAGCTTGTTCTTGTTGTCTTCTACGCATTTCCTGTTCTTGCAATTTCTGTGCAACAACTTGTTCTTGCATTTTATCCAACTTTGGTTTGAACTTTAAAGCTTGTTGTTCAAGCTTTCCTAAGTCTTTCCAAACTTCAATTTCCTCTTCAATCTCTTCTGCTGTTCCATATCCAGTAGCTCTGAGGTAATCTCTGATAATAACTTCTTGATCTCTTTCGCTACTTACATCAAGCTGCTTTTTTGTTTCCGCTTCAGCTAAAGTTGAAAATAGACCTTTCAGATCTGTACCTCCATCAGCCACGTAACGTGCAGCAATCTGGAGTTCTTGTGGTAAACTTTCAAAGAACTGTTTGGGTGTCTCTCTTCTAACTTGTTGAGCTCTCTCTTCCAAATTAGCTTCAATAAGTTCTTCCCAGTCTTTTGCCGTATATTCTTCTAACGGCTTATCATCATCAAAAGGAACAATTTTATCATCTTTTATAAGCTTGTTAAATACATCACTTATTCCAGAAATCTTTTTTCTTCCTCTTGTTTCTTTCTTTTCATCCTCTTCATCTTCATCCTTGTCAAGTGCTTTAAAAACATCTTCCGCACTTTCCTTGGTTTCAGACTTTTTATTTTCTGTTGACTCTTCAACATCTTCAGTTTCTTCTGCGGTATCTTCTACATCTTCAGAATTTTCAGAGTCTTCTGGTTCTGTAAAAGAAAAGTCTGCATCTGCTGTTGGTTTGCTGAATACAGATTTAGGTTTACTTTCTTCTGGAACTGTTACGCTATCTGCACCAGCTGCACCATCAAAAAGAGAATCTAAATCAATATCTACTTGAGCTACTTTACTCTCTACTGTTTTAGTTTCTGTTGCCATAATATTGTTGGTTTTGTAATTACTAATACTTACATATACAATATAAAAAATTTTTTGCTATTAAACTTACAAAATGCAACTAATGTTTTTGATTTTGTGCAGTATATAGCTATCTATATTTTTTCTTTATGTAAATATATTTAGAAGGTTTATTTTTTATCTTCTTTCTTAGACTTAGAACTTTTAACGTCATACTTGTTCTTGTTCTCTCTTGCAATCTGAAGTTGCTTATCTGCAATCTCTCTTTGAGTAGAAAGTTTTTCTCTATCAATCTCTAATTTTGCTTGAGAGTTTGAATTTTGAATTGCAGCTTGTTCTCTTTTAAAGTCCATCTGCTCTCTATTTTTTCTTTCTTCTCTGATATCTTTCATTGCATCTTGGTAATCTGATACTTTGTTTTCATTTAGATCTACCATTGCACCATACCCTGCAGCTCTAATCTCAGCAACTTGAATATCTTTTTGACGTTCTTTTTCAGCTTCCATTGCTTCATATTCACGCTTCATTTGTTCTTCTTGAGCTTTAGCTTGAAGCTGTTGTTCTTGCATTTCGCGTTGTTGCTGCATTTCTTGCTGTCTCATTGCTTGTTGTTTAGTTTCAGAATCTTTCAAGATATCAGAAACTTCAGCAATAGAATCAGCTTTAATAATATTACCAAGATCAAATATGCTAGCACCAGATGTATTATTCTGAATTGCTAGTTGTTTTAGTTGATCAAGAATTGCTCTATGGTTTGTCTTGGTTGTAGCAAATACATTAAAGTCTCTTAATAAAAGCTCAGTGCCATTAATTTGAAAATTAACTTTTTCTGCTGCAGATGAAATATAAGATAGTCTTACACTTGGATTACTACTATAGTAATACTGTGCTAAATCTGTACGCATTTGATGGACTCTTGGCATCAAATGATCTGAGTGTTGTGTAAAGTAAATTTCAGTTTGAGCATATGATTGATTTAATGCTTGAGTTACACCAGTAGCAGTTTCTTGTGCCATAGGAGCACCAAGACGCTGTGGATTAACACCTATTGCATCAAATGCTTGTTGCTTAAAGTAATTAGCTAATTGAATGCGTGACATCAATCTATTAGTTTGTTCCATGTTTAGAACTTGATAATGATTGAAGTTTGTTGCATTCTCTGTATTTGTAATAGATGTGTCAAGTGGTAACATCTGGAAATCTTTCATTGCTACATAAGCCTTAGCATAATTTCCTTTACCCCAATCTTCACCCATAGAATGTCTAGGTAATGCGTTCTGATCAAACATAATTACAGTACCTAGTTCATCTACTAGAATATCTGCAATCTGATTGTTAACCATATTATATCCAACCTGATATGCCTTCATAAGATCAACAAGAGATGTAGATCTAGTATTGCGGTCAGAGAACACACGTCCTTCTACCGGCAGTTTACAACCATACAATGAACTATCTCCTTTAAATTGGAAAGGAATTCTACCAGGCTTTTCTCTATTAATACCTAAATAAATAGGATTAATATTATTGCTTGCATCTGATTTCCAGAAAGCAGGTAAGTTTGGTCCAATCTTAACACCACCCCAAACTTCATTAATCCAAATCCAATCAATGTGTTCACCTTGAACTAGATTATTCTTTGTCTTATTTTTAAATAGACTTGTATCATAAATTGGCTTTTCTGTAACCTTAAAGGTTTCATCAATAATCTCCTGAATTACCTCCCCATCTTCTAAAATTTTGGTAAGGTGTCCAACTTTCCGTTGAGTTTTCCAATATACCGTGGTGACTCTCATTAAGGACCCTTCCCCCCAATTAGGAATATCATCCCCCTCATTAAGAATAGAACTGACAATATCTCCCCCATATTCAGGAGCATTATTCCACTTACTTACAAATTGTCTATAAGCTAAACTAGGTGCATTAGTGTTCCAAGCATGTGATTTTGTTGGATCATAATATGTACCATCATTTTGATATCCTGAAACCTGATATCTACCAGACTTAGCAGGATAAATTTCTTGCAAAGATTCTAATTGCTTTTGATTCATCAAGTAACCATACTTGTCAATAACATCAGCAACTGTCATTAGATCAACTTTACCAGCATAGTTAGATTGAGAAATATATCTAGCATCTGGTGATTTTTGATAGAATGTTAAAACAGGATTCCATAGCTCTAGCTCATAATCATCCTCCATCATTCTAAAATGCCAGAACTCTCTGTCTGTAATAAGCATGTCTCTAAACGCACGCTCTTCTAATTCTTGCATTTTAAAACGTTCCTCATCAACATTTAATTGATGAGAAGCCCATTCTTCTACCAAGCTTCTATAATCTTTGCTAAAGAAATCTTCTATCTCCGGGAGAGATTTTAAATTTTCTGGAGAAAGTTGTTGTTGCATTTCAGGATCTGATGGGTTAGCCCCCATCTCAATCATTTTTAAAAGCAGTTGTTGTTCTGCTTCAGCAAGTAAGTTTTCTTCAATAAGAGCTCTTTTTTGTTCTAGCATCTCATTATAAGAAAGATCATCTACAGCTCTAAACTGAACTTTAGAAAACCTTTTTGAAAACTCTCCAGATAATACGTTTACTACATTTGGAATAATAGGATAGAACTTAAGCTCTAAAGCAGAACCATCTTCCTTTGTTAAAACGTCTACAAGATCTTTATAGTCATTATCTTCTTCAACAATATAATCTGTCTTATCAATAATACCTTTTGCAAGCTTATAGTTTTTTAAAAGCTTGCGGGCATTTTGTCTTAAGAATTGTAGTCCCTGTAATTCTAACCAATCTAAATTCCAAGCAGCCCAATCTTGGTCTTTTTGTTTAGCCGCAAGAAACTGAATTGGTTGAGTAAGGCTAGACGCGGTTGGATACCCGCTATCAGCTTTGGCACCATTCTTTAATTGCATTGCATTGAATACCTTCATACTTATCTAATATTTTTAAATGCAGATCTTTTTATTTTATGACCTCCAATAGTAGTTTTACCACGTCCTAAATTTTTAAACGGACTATACTTTAATTTATACAAATTTTTTGAATTATCCAAAGAATTGTCTGATTCTGACTCTCTTCTTTTCAAATAACCTCTATTTGACTCTTGAATCTTTGAAAAGGCCACCAATGCTGAAAAAGCCACCAATCTATCCACGTTAAGTCCAGGATAATAAGCAAGCATTTCTTTTAACAACATTGGGTCTGGTATTCTTTCAATACCTAGAGTTGTATTTAAAACATTTCCATCTTGATCTGTTTCTACGTCAATCTCTTCTCTTAGGAATTCAATTGCATATGAAATAAGGTGACTTTTAAAAAGTGTGCCTGTGTTCTTCCAACCATATTCTTGATATACTGTTCTGTTACTTCCTAGATCTTTTAAGAAAAGAATCTGTTGCTTAGGAACAAGATACTTTTGCTTTTTCTTAGCAATCATATGCTGTATAAAAAGAGATATGTTATTCTCAACAAGAGTCCAAGCATTGTACCATTCTATAATCAATTCTAGTTGCTCATGTGTTTTATTAATATCATCATATCTACCACACCAAGCAGCTACAATTTTAGCTGGTTCAATAAAGTGTTCTAGACCATTTTGGGTTTCCCTGGTTATCTCTACAGAATTCTTGTACACAAAAATACTACACAAAGAATCAGATGTAGTAGTCTTACCTTCTGATACGGGGTCAATAGATGCATAATAAGCACCAAACTCTGGATTAGATATAGGTCTTTCCCAAACAACCAAACAACCCGTTTTATCTTGAGCTTTCTTATTTACAGGAAACTCTGAAATAGGTAGCTTATTTGATCTTTTAGCCATGATACCATCTTGAACTCTTTCAAGTTCTATATGCTCATATGCGTAATCTTTATCCTCAATCTTTTTAAGTTGTTTAGATATAATACCTTGAGGAAATACTGATTCTTTTCTATAAGCAAAAGCTTCCGCAATATTGGTTGGCTTCTGAGAAATACGCAGTTGATATTGCTCAGGGTTTAGATCAGCCTTCCACTTTACTCTTTCTAATCTAATTGCTTCC